TGGGAGATATTGTATTACATTATTTCTAAATTAAATACATAAGTTATAATCAAAAAAACACATGACTTTCACTGTTTATTCAAAAGACAATTGCCCATACTGTCAGAAGATTGAGAACCTTCTGGAGTTTGCTGAGGTAAAGCACGTTGTATATAAATTAGATAGAGACTTTACAAGAGAGGCATTTTATGATGAGTATGGTCAAGGCGCTACTTTTCCCCAAGTAACGTATGGAAGCCAGCATGTCGGAGGATGTGCAGATACTATTAAATTTCTGAGGGAACAAAAGCACCTACCAAACTAATGGAAGATATTTTTTACGTCGTTGAAACTGCTATCGATCATGCATTCATGAAGGATAGATTTATCCTGAACATGTATGAATATGCTAGGTCATCTAAGATGACCAAGGATCAGATGACCAACTTCATCAAAAGTCCAGTAGCTACTGAACTCAATGATCTTATTGTTGATCTTGATGAGTATCTGAAAGGTGGTGCTGATGAAACTCACAAGCAACTACGTGAGGGATATGGTCACATACCAAAGCCACGCGCACGTAAAATAAGAAATTACTTGTACGGAATATTGGAGGATGCGTGTCGTTATGAGCGAGACAAGAGACCAGGAAGAAAAAAGAAATCCTGATCTAGAAATAAATAAAGGTGTGGAGCTGATGCTCCGAAACAAAAATCAAAAAAGGAGAGAACCAAAGACATTCCAAATTCGTTTTGGTAAGATGGTTTCTCTCCTGAAAAGAGAGATTCACATCTTCTTAGAATTTTCCTTTGATGTAAGGAAACAAAATTCAAACTAGGAGTAGGAAGATGTTAGCAGTTACTTTGACAATAGGCACATTAGTCAGTATAATGTTCTTATTCGTCGGTGTTATCCTCGGATGGTTAGCTAAAGAACATGTTATCAAAACAACCCCCCACCATCCAGACACCCTCAACTTACATCCCGAATTCCTAGACGAAGATGGGAATGTAATTCCAGACCAAATTTTTGCTTTGAGATTTGAAAATGCCGAAGACTACTACGACCACGACATCGAAGACGACGACTAAACCTAGAGCAACTAGAACCACGAAACCGAAAGAGGTTGTGGAGGAAGTTGTATCTACAGGTCTTCCCCCCAACCCTTTCCAAAGTGAGATTCTAGATCTTGTTTCTAAAGCTAGGACTCGTCAAAAGAAAGTTGAAATCCTGCGACAGTATAGGAATGATGCTCTTGTATCACTTCTCATTTGGAACTTTGATGAGAGTGTAATCTCCATGCTTCCTGAAGGTTCAGTTCCTTACAAACCCAACGAAGCACCGAAAGGAACTGAGCATACCTCTCTACGTTCTGAGCAGAGAAGTTTCTATAACTTTGTGAAGGGTGGTAACGATACTCTGTCCAAGACCAGACGTGAAACTATTTTCATTCAGATGCTTGAAGGTCTTCATCCTGAAGAAGCAGATCTTCTTGTGCTTGTGAAGGACAAGAGACTGATCGATAAGTATAGTATTTCTCGCAGTGTTATTGAGGAAGCATACCCCGATATCAAGTGGGGTGGTCGATCTTGAGTTTGAAAATCCTTCATCAAAATTGTGATCCAGAACTAGCGAACAATAGGTCGTTACCTTACACGACCTATTTGGTTGAATATGAAATCGATGGGGCAACTGCCTATGATATTGTGATGACAGATAAGAAAGTAGATATCTTTGATCATTACTGGGATAGGTATAGAGAAGGATTGAAAAATTTCAAGCAGACAGAGGGTAGAAGGAACCCAAAACTCTGGGATATAAATCCTCCACAAAAGAAAAAAGGTAAGAGGCAATGAGTGGATTCGTTAATAAACCAAAGGTAACTTTGGATCTTGATAGTATCAATGATGTTGTAAAAGAGTATAAGCAGATCAAAAAATATATGAAATCAAATCTGTTTCAGATCAAAGTCATGGATGGAACAGAGACTAAGGTAAAGAATCTCCTTGATAAGTATGGAGATTCGGAATAAAATATAAAATTGTATCACGTTTTACAAAACTATTTGACTAGATAATAGAGAGGTGCTATAGTACCTCTACGTTCATTCGCTATTCGCGGATAGCGAACGCAAGTAAGTCGCGGAACGGATCGTTCATCTATGGAAGCACTCTTCATCACATGCCTTCAGTTTCAAATGCTAAAGGCAAGGGTGTCTAGTTACCCAGGAATATCACTTCAAACTAAGAATGATATCATCTGGGAATTGAAACAAGTGACCAAAAAGGAGTGTAAAGTAGACGCAAACGACTGAAGGAACGGGCCTAAAAATCCAATCCTTTAGGAGTAAACCAATGTCTAAAGTAGTATATCGCGGTGTTGAATATGATACCCAGAAGCGTCTGGAGTATCAGCAGCAAATGATGCAGCAACCCCAACAGCAAAATGAAGTCTATCGTGGCGTCAAGTTTGTGAAGGAGGGGCACAAGTGATGAAGAAACTTAACGTTCTACAAATTATCAAAGAGCAAAAACAAAAAGAGGATCGTCGTCGTCAGGCATCCCTTGCTCAAATCACATCTAATGGATTACCATTACCACTGGGATGATATGGATAGAGATAGTAGGACACCAGCCTGCTATCAACTTACATATCGTGGATGTAAGTATTGGTCATGTTATCGAATACACCTTAGGGAATGGTTTGAGCAAGTCCTAACAATACAACCAGTGTATAACAAGAAGGGTTGACAACCCTTCTTTTTTTGTGTAGAATTAGCTTTGTCAGCGTTCATGAGAATGGATCAAGAGAAATTAAAGCTCATTGTCAGAAACCTAGAACTTCTGGTAGAATCACTAAAGTCTGAAATATATTCAGATGCCAGTCGTTACATAGATAACGTAGAACCCATGAGAATCTCAGACTATGATGAAGTCTTTGATGATGATGGATATCCAGACTAATGAGAAAAAGAATGAAAGTAAAACTGATTCAAGCAACACCGAATCCTGAACAGAACATGGCTTACATTGCCCGTGTAAGCAATCCAAAGAATCAGGATAACGAAAGTTTTGAAGGTCTTCTGAAGTACTGCATCAAGCATCAACATTGGTCTGTGTTTGAGCAGGCATATATGACGCTTCAGATTGAAACTAGTCGTGCTATAGCAGCACAAATTCTTCGTCATCGTTCGTTTACATTTCAGGAATTTTCACAACGGTATGCTGACAGCACTGAACTTGGAAACATTCCTCTGCCTGAACTCCGTAGACAGGATGTAAAGAATCGTCAGAACAGTATTGATGATCTTCCAAAAGAAATCGCAGAAGTATTTCGTAAGCGTATCAAACTTCAATTCGATCATGCCGTAGATCTATATGAAGATATGCTTGAAGCAGGGGTTGCTAAGGAGTGTGCAAGGTTCGTTCTGCCGCTTGCTACGCCCACCAGGATTTACATGACAGGCTCTTGCCGCAGTTGGATCCATTACATCTCTCTGCGGTCTTCTAACGGCACACAGAAGGAGCATATGGAGATCGCTGAGGACTGCAAGAAGGTCTTTGCTGAGCAGTATCCCACGGTTGCTAAAGCACTTGAGTGGGCATAAATATTCCTACATTATGTAACGTTATGGCAATTTATCCTGTTATCAACAAAGAAACTGGTGAGCAAAAAGAAGTGATGCTCAGCGTGCATGACTGGGACCAGTGGAAACAAAACAATCCAGGTTGGGAGAGAGATTGGTCTGATCCCTCCACATGTCCTGGTAACGGAGAGGTTGGTGAGTGGAAAGACAAACTCATCAAATCCAAACCTGGATGGAATGAAGTGCTTGAAAAAGCACAGAACGCACCTTCTGCAACTCAAAAATTCAAGATCTAACTTATGGCAAGAAGAAGAAAGTCTGAAGACCCAATTGGAGTTGGTTACACTGCTAAGCAACTACGTCGTAAGAAACCAATCAATGCTGACATCCTAGTTGACATCGATCCTCTTACAGATAATCAAAAGAGGTTCTTTGAATCTTACGATCAGGGTAAACATCTTTTTGCATATGGTTGTGCTGGAACTGGTAAAACATTCATCGCACTCTACAAAGCACTTAAGGATGTACTAGATGAAAGATCTCCTTACGAAAAAATTTATATTGTACGTTCCCTTGTGGCAACTCGGGAGATTGGTTTTCTTCCAGGTGATCATGAGGATAAGTCCTCTCTTTATCAGATTCCATATAAGAATATGGTAAAGTACATGTTTGAGTTACCATCTGAAGCAGACTTTGAAATGCTCTATGGTAATCTCAAAACTCAAGGAACTATTAGTTTCTGGAGCACATCATTCATTCGTGGTACTACACTTGATAATGCAATCATCATTGTTGATGAATGTCAGAATCTAAACTTCCACGAACTTGATTCAATCATTACCCGTGTTGGTGAAAATTCTAAGATTATGTTCTGTGGTGATGGTGTCCAGTCTGACTTGACAAAAACATTTGAAAGAAATGGTATCTCAGACTTCACCCGTATTCTTGCAAAGATGGAATCATTCTCTCTTATAGAGTTTGGAGTTGAGGATATTGTTCGTTCTGGTCTAGTCAAGGAATACATCCTAGCAAAGAACGCAGTTGGTTTAGTATGAACTTTATTCATCATAATTATCTCGGTGAACTTGAACTTGATAAAAAGGAAACGCCAGGGTGCCGACTCTACCAGTTACCAAATGGAGAGTGGGTTCCCTCTATTACTTCTGTCACTTCTTTCTATAACCGCCAAATTTTTGTTGAGTGGAGAAAGCGAGTTGGAGAGGAAGAAGCGAATCGAATTACGAAAAAGGCAACCTCGCGTGGTACAGATTTCCATGAAGCTGCACAGGCATATCTAGAGAACAAGGAATTGAACTGGGATGATTATCAACCCCTGACAAAGTTCATGTTCTTTCATGCCAAACCATACCTGGATAAGATAAATAATATTCACGCAATCGAACGTACTCTTTACTCAGAATATCTGGGACTCGCTGGAAGAGTTGACTGCATTGCAGAATATGATGGCGAACTAGCAATCATCGACTTCAAGACTTCAGATAAAATCAAACCTGAAAAGTGGTTAGAACATTATTTCGTACAGGAGACTGCTTATGCCTGTATGTACTATGAACTCACTGGTATTCCAGTTACTAAACTGATTACCTTGATGGTCACACCTGGAGGAGAGGTCGAAGTATTTGACAAACGAAACAAAGACGAGTATATTAAGTTACTAGTTCGCTACATCAAAGAATTTGTCACCAACAATTTACCTCACGCCAATGCCAAATGAACTAGACGAGGCATTCAATAAAAAGTTTTTAGGTCCCGCAAAATTTGCACAAGACATCGAAAAGATTGTCCTAGAAAATGATGACCTAAACTACATTGATGCCATCGTAGTTTACTGTGAACAGAATAATATTGAACTTGAATCTGTTCCCAAACTTATTTCCAAACCACTCAAAGAAAAGATCAAGTATAATGCTATGGAACTAAACTTCCTCAAGAGAAGTTCCAGGGCAAAATTGCCTCTTTGATTCTATTTTCATAGAAAAAAATTCCGGTAAAAATTTTTCTTCATTAGTTTTTTGCAATGATCAGTAAATCTGAATTGATTCACCACAAGATCCAGGCTGCCATTCGGGAGAATAATATTCCCGAAAGTCAGATTATGTATATTGGTTACGGTGAAGGTACTCACTGGTATCGAATTGCGAATAGGCATTCCGTACCAGTCAATATGATCGAAGATTTTGAGCAAGTGAATGATGCCGTTTGAATGCTACAAGACTTATCTTGCGATGAAGCAACACTTCACAAAGGATAGTTACGATTATATAAAGTATTGTGGTAGATCTAAAGCATCACTTCAATCTTTTTATAAGAGGAAAGATCGATACTTCTTTGAGAAGATGTCACGTCAGCATTCTGATAAAGAAGTAGAGAATTTTTTTATCGCAAACTTTGTGGAGTGTGACGATCCACAGACTCTTTACATCGTTGATATAATCAAGAATGGAGAGCAACGATATCGAGAGTGGCAAAAGAAAACACAGTCACTCTCATATATCTTCAGAGGAGAAGTTGAATCAACTTTCAGCGGAAAAGATTTTGACAGTTTCTTCAAGATTGAAGAGAATCGACATCCACAAATTGTCAAAGATTTTATCCGAAAGAACATCTCAATAGAGACTTTGATCATTCTTGATAAGGTAATCGGATATAAATCGATCTTCGATAAGAAACTGAATGATCCTGTGTGGAAACTCATATCTCAGAAGATAGACAAGTATTCTCCCTTTCTAAATATCGATGTACCTCGTTACACTACAATCCTCAAGGAGGTTATTCTATGAGTTTCTTTGACTCTGAAGTGGTTCGTTCAGAGATGACCGAGATCACTGAGCTCCAAGAGGAAATCTACAAGAAAGTGTTTCAGTTCCCCACCATGAATAAGGAGGAGAAGGTGGAGCACGTTGAAATGTTGGAGAAACTTCTTGAAAAACAGAGAGTCTTATACACAAGACTGTCTCTGTCTGATGATCCAGAAGCAAAGCAGATGAAAGAAAACATCGTGAACTCTGCCAAACTGATGGGTATGCCAGATAATATCGATATGAATGTCATTTTCCAGAACATGGAAAAAATGCTGGAAGTCATGCGCTACCAGATTGACAAGACCTCCATCTAGCCCTATAATACCTAGGTACACACAAGCCACGTTACAAGCCAAATCTAATGTCTTTTTCCGATCTCAAAAAACAATCCCGTCTTGGTTCTCTTACTTCCAAACTGGTCGCTGAAGTAGAGAAACTTAGCACCAAATCTAGTGGTGCTGATGAGCGACTCTGGAAACCTGCTCTTGATAAGAGCGGTAATGGTTATGCTGTTATTCGCTTCCTGCCTGCTCCTGAAGGAGAGGAAGTTCCCTGGGCAAAAGTGTACTCCCATGCCTTCCAAGGTCCTGGTGGTTGGTATATCGAGAACTCTCTGACTACTGTTGGTCAGAAAGATCCTGTGTCTGAATACAACCGCGATCTTTGGAACAGTGGTAGTGATGCTGACAAAGATACTGTCCGTAAACAGAAGCGTAAACTGTCCTACTATAGCAACATCTATGTTGTCAAAGACCCCGTAAATCCTGAGAACGAGGGCAAGGTTTTCCTGTTCAAGTATGGCAAGAAAATCTTCGATAAGATCATGGCAGCTATGCAACCAGAGTTTGAGGATGAATCACCTATCAACCCTTTCGACTTTTGGCAAGGAGCAAACTTCAAACTTAAGATCCGCAAGGTGGATGGCTACTGGAATTATGACAAGTCAGAGTTTGACTCTGCTGAGCCTCTCCTTGATGACGATGAAGCTCTTGAATCCCTTTGGAAAAAAGAATATTCTCTAGAGGAGTTTGTAAAACCCTCCAACTTCAAGTCCTACGAAGAACTTGAGCGCCGCCTGAATCAAGTTCTGCGAGTGTCTCAACCCTCTCGCCGCATTGATTCTGAGGTTGCTGATGAAGAAGACAGGTTTGATCCTGTCGAAGAGGAAGTCCGTCAGAAGGTAAGTCTTCCGCAAGTCACTTCTAAAGTTGACGATGATGATGAAGACGATGCCCTGAGTTACTTCCAGAAACTCGCTGAGGCATGATATAATGGGGGGAGAAATCCCCCCTATTTTATTTTAATATTATCCCCTTGTTTCAGTGTGTCACTTACATACTGAGACGATTCTGTGTATGTCATAATATCTTCAATGTCATTGAGAACAGTCTCAACATACTGTGGTTTCAGAATATAAATGTTTCTCTTCTGGTTCTGCAGACGTGTTTCATATTCTGCATAGGTAACTGGAGATGATATGTCGCTGGCAATCAGTTCTGTTCCAGTTCCATTATCTCTGTATGTGATAGAATAGTTTGCATCAACTATCAATCCAGCAGGAAGAATAATATTTCCAAGAGTGTCTCTTGTTTCTTTCGACTCATAGCGCATTACTTCGTTGTAACTTTCTACTGATCCATACTTATCCAGTAGAAAGTTTTCAAAATCTCTTTGTGTAAGAGGCCATTCGTCTCTTACGTTCACAATATTGTTAGCATGAAGAACTAACCAATCTAGTGATGAATCTTGGTAGAACTTATATGCAACGTAGTCTGGTCTCTCATCTCCAATGATTGTATACTCTGTGAATGTTGTAAAATTATTGAAGAGATCTTCTCTAATCTTTGCTCTACGATAGAGATTCTTTACTTCAATGTAATCCGAACTTGAGTTGGGATCTTTAAGTCTTGAAACGTAGTTGAAGTTAGGTAGTTGTCTGAAGTAAGTCATTAGTAACCCATCCCTAGTAGACCTTCTGAAACATCATAATCTTGAGCGTAGATAGGTTCTAGTTCCTTGAATCCTAATGATATTTCATATGAAATTGGAGAACCATCTCCGTATGTCATGTAAGCATTATCAGGAGTGTAGTTGACTTTGAAATTTGTTAGAGCACATGGTTTTATTCTATCTAAGAATGGGTGTGCTGTACCTCTATAGAAGAATTCAATTTTGTATACATTGGGTGTTTGTAGAAACAGTTGACCATCAACAACTGATGCTGCCATAGACTGTTTGAACTGACGAATCATTCCTTTGATCTGTGCAGTCTCTGTAGAATCTCTGGGAGTCAATCTATATGTGAAGTTGAATCCTCTTAGTTCTGGTCCAGTAAAGAGTAGTTCTAAGTTGTTATTAGTAACTGCACCTGTTGTTCTAGTAAATAAATTTGATCCCGCTATTGAACCAGCTACACTTTTTTGTAGCAACTGTTTCAAGGATTCTTTATTTGCAGATACAGTTCCTGATATGTTATTGAGAACGGTGTCTAATGTATCTCCACCAGCAATGAGACCTTCTGCCCCAGCTCCCATCATTGCTTTTACAAAGTCAAGTCTATCATCTCCCCAACCAACTGTTACATCTGAGGAAACGTTTGTTGGAATGGGTAGAATTGTAGTTCCTAGTACTGACGCTGCTGCTAATCTTTCTGAAGGTCTACCAATTGCACCTGTTGCTAGAGCAGATGTTCCTCCAGAAACATATCTGATCCTACTAAACAGCACATGATCTTGAGTGCTCATTCTATCGTATGGATAGCGATAGTTATTTGCTGTTGTTCCTCCAACAGGTTTAGGAGTGTCAGGACTTGTTCCTGATGATGTTGTTGTGGTTGCTCCTGGATCTGTTCCCGAATTTCCTCCTGCTAGAGATGCTCCTGCGTTTGCTGCTGTCTCTGAAATTGGAACTGTAACACCGTCAATATTCATTTGATTCCCATATCCAGCAGCTGCTATACTGGATAGTTTATCTTTATCTAAATTTGCATTTAGATTTGATACATTAAAAGATTCTATCGTTCTTGATGCCCCACCATATAAACTTTCATTGTTGGTAGAAGTAAACTCTACCTTCCCTCCAGTAGAAGCAGATCCACTACCTACTTTTGCTCCTCCAGAATCAAACAAATCATATGAACCATCATCATACCCTGTTATTTGCAACAGGCTGCCACCTACATTTGTTCTTTTATCGTATGCTTGTGCTGCCACAATTACTTTTTTTTAGTTATTTATTATGACATTAGGAACTTTCTATATGGTATTGTTTTTAGTGCCTCTAATTCTCTTGGATATAATCTATGCATTGGACCAACGATTTCTGGAAAGGTATAGTTACGAATACGATTCCAATGATAGTTGAATCCTCTAAACCCCCATCTTGTTATTTCTGTGACTTCTACAAGAGGGTGTTGATCATATAAAATGTTTGGTGTCTTTGGTACGTATATGAATGTAAATAAGTTTCCTATTCTATCAGGAGCATATTCAATATCTTTTAGTGCTTCCATTATTTCCATCATCATAATGTCTGGGTCTTCAGTTCCCTTCAATTTATACATGATGGGTTCTAGTCTGTTCATATTCCTAGTTCTTTCTCTGTGATGATCTTGAATTCATATCTACGATCATCACAGAACTCTTTAGCAGCTTTCCACTTTGCTTGATTCTTTGCATATTCCATTGCCTCATAAAGATATTTCTTTGTCTTTCTCTTTGGTGCTTGTGGTTCCACTGTCTGCTTCAATGGTTTCACTTCAATCACATATCTTTTTATAGAACCATTTTGTTCCCTGACTTTCAAATAGAAGTCTGGAAAATATCTATGAACCCTATTATCAATAGGTGATACGTATGGAATCCAAAACTCTTCACTACCCCACTCAAGAATGTTTTCATTCCTGTCACACCAGTTCATGAATTTGAGTTCCCATAATGAGCGATAGATTATATTGGTTGGATCTCCTTTGTATTTTTGATAGTTACTAGGACGAAATCTACCTTTATAGCTCATACATAATATATAAAGACTAATAGGTATTTAGATGGCAGGGAACATCCCATACAGAACTTATACTACTAGTGATTTTGTAAAGAGATTTTCTCACATTGCCCAGACAAGTATGTTCAGGGCAGTGTTCAACATTCAGAACCTGCCGTTTACATCAGCATACGCTCCTGCAAATAGATATACTGAAGAACTAAGTATCCTTTGCTCTGAAACTATTTTACCTGGATCTAGGTTTTCTACTTCAGAAAACAACCAGGATTATTATGGTATCAGTCAGAAGTTTGCCTATAGAAAGGACTTTGATACTATTGATATGACTTTCTATGTTGATGCTGGATATAGAACTTTGAACTTCTTTGAACAATGGATGGATTGGATTGCTAGTCCAGATGAAAATACGTATTCTGTTGTAGGTGACAGACCAGAATCTACAAATGCATATTATAGATTTAAGTATCCAAACAGATACAAGACAACAATTTATATTCATAAGTTCAACAAAGACTATCAATCAGTATTTGCTGGAAATGGTGATGGGTTTGTTACTGGGACTGGAGTTCCTAGTGAGATGGTGTATACATTTGTGAATGCATTTCCATCAAACATATCATCTATTCCCATCTCATATGATCAATCACAACTACTGAAGACTACAGTTACATTTACATATGACAGATACTTTGTGAATAGATCTTCTACTTCTGCTGTTCAAACTGATACTGCACAAAATAATCAACTACAGACTACTACTCCAACTTCAAGTAGAAATGCTGGAGCAACTCCATTTGATACCAGTAAACTTGGTAAGGTCATTACGAATGAATATTATAACAATGGAATTCTAGGACGTAACTTTAATCAGAGACAAGGACCAGGACAAAGATCTCAAGATGCGACTAACTTTGGTCGTGACATTGCCTGATAAATAAAACACCTGAATTGTATAGGAGATTATGCCTTTACCAAAAATTGCGACCCCGTATTATAATCTGAATTTGCCATCCACTGGGGAAGAAATTGAATACAGACCTTTTCTTGTAAAGGAAGAAAAAATTCTTGTCTTGGCAATGGAAAGTCAAGACACAAAACAGATTACAAAAGCAATCAAAGATGTCATTAGATCTTGTGTAAAAACAAAACTAAAGATCGAAGAGTTGCCAACGTTTGATATTGAGTATCTGTTCCTCAACATTCGTGGCAAGTCTGTTGGTGAAGAAGTTGAAGTAAAAATTATCTGTCCTGATGATGGAGTAACTGAAGTTCCAGTAGTTATTCCGATTGATGATATTCAAGTACAGAAAGATCCAGAACACACCAAAGATATTAAACTTGATGATAATCTGGTAATGAGAATGAAGTATCCTTCTCTTGAACAGTTTGTGTCTGAGAACTTTGATATGAATGATGTTGGTGGAATTGATAAGACCTTTGAACTTATTTCTTCTTGTGTGGAAACAATTTATAATGAAGATGAGGCATGGAATGCTGCCGATGTGACCAAGAAAGAATTGATGGAGTTCTTGGAGCAACTGAATACTTCTCAGTTCAAGGACATCGAGACTTTCTTCTCAACAATGCCTAAACTTTCTTATAAGATTACTGTCACGAATCCAAATACCAAGAAGAAGAACGAGGTTGTACTGGAGGGCATCTCAAGTTTTTTCGCCTAGCGATGTCGCATATGAATCTTGAAGTTTACTTCAGGATTAATTTTGCCTTGATGCAGTACCATAAATACTCTTTGACTGAGGTTGAAAACATGATGCCTTGGGAAAGGGACATCTATGTTGAATTATTGAAACAGCATATAGAAGAAGAAAAGGCAAAGCAGCAACAGCAGCAACAATAGAAATGAATCTTCCCCAGCCACCAGAAGGAATACTAGATCCACAACAACCATGGTGGCCATTGGGGCAAATTGGTCCTGCAGTTTGGTATAAACTTAAAGGACAACTTACTGGGAGAAGAATTCCAGAGTTGAGTAATCAACAGTTTACATCTTATGTGAGACTGAGTGATGCTGATGCTGATAAGTTGATTGAAAACATCAAGAAGTCTGGTCATTATCCAAAACTAAATCAAACTGGTAAAACTGGTGGTGCATACAACGAAGAGCCATATCAGAAGTGGTTGGTAAAGGAGTATCTAAACAAAACTACTGAATCTGTTCCAGAACCGTCTGAAACAGAGTCTGAGATTCCATTAGGTTTGGATGATCTAATAGAAAGTATAAAGAAAGAAGATTCAAAACCAAAGTCTAGAGCAATTGTTGCCTCTAAATTTTTTGGTGAAGAAAGATATGAAAGATATGTTGCTGAACTAACGGCTCAGGGTACTATCGATGGCAGACCTCTTTCTGCATCAGAAAGAAAGGAGGCATTCAAAAAAAGACGTAGCAAAATAGATTTTAAAAATTTTGTAGACAATCTTCTTGAGAAGAAAGCAGCAGCTGGTGGAGGAACTGGAGGACCATCTGTTCCGACCAAAGGATTATTGCCTGGAACTGCGACGAGTGCAATTGTAAAATATCAACCACCAATTAGTGCAGATGATCTCAAACCAGAGGACATTGAAAAGAAGGTTGAGAAGCAAGTAGTAACAAAAGATGAAGTTGAGGAAGGTCTTGATAGTATCTTAGATAAGATTGATGGACTTCTAAAAGAAGTAAGAGATACTGGTAAGTATGAAAAGGCTGTTGCTGATAAAGATAGAAAAGAAAAAGAAAAAACAAAGAGAGAAGAAAAAGAAAATAGATTAGAGGGTCTAAGAAATTTCTTAGCGGGTCCAGCTCAAAAGATAATAGCACCCATACAGAATGTGTTCCAACAAATAATGGATGCGATAGGAAAGATCCTATTTGCTAAGGTTGGAATGAAACTGATTGACTGGTATTCTGAACCAGGAAATGCTGAGAAACTAAACAGAGTCATCAAGTTCTTTAGACGACATTGGTTATTGATCGTCGGTGGTCTCTTGTTGTTTGGAACAAGGTTGAATGGAATTGTAATGTTCTTGATGAAGATTGCATTCAAGTTTGTTCCTAAGATGATCAAAATGACTTTTGATCTCATAAAAGCAGCAGGAAAATTAGCACTCAAACTTGGAGCAAAAGGACTCAAGTTCTTACGCAAACCTGGCGCAGGTATAAAGGGTGCAGCGACTGGACTAAGAGCAGCGGCTGCTACACCAGCTGCAAAAATTATTGGTGTTGGTGCAGGTGTTGCAGGTGCTGCTATACTTGCTAATGAAGTAACTGGACAACGTAAAGCATCTGGTACTCAAGCAGATAACAAAGCAAAAGCACAGACAGGAAAAAGTGTTGGACTTCAGGGTGTTGGTGGTCCTGGTGATATGGGTCCAACAACACCTTATGGATTGTTACAGGGTATAAGTGGTGGTGGTTTAGTTACCCCAATAGAACCATTAGTTGCTATGAGCAATGGTGGTTTAGTAACTAATACTAACAATTCATATGCAAATTCTTCAGTTGCTATGCAGGGTGGTGGTTTAGTAACTAATACTAATAATTCATATGCAAATTCTTCAGTTGCTATGCAGGGTGGTGGTTTCCTGAATACTCTTGGTAGATTTTTACCAGGAACAGGAACAGTAATGGCACCCAAGACAGTTGGCAATCAAACTGTTGCTGGATATCAGAATAAGTTCTTAGGAATTCCTGTCGGAAAACCAACCTTTCCAAGAGATTCTAGTGGATATGGGACTGGATATTCTCAACCACAGATGAGAAAATATGAAGGTGCTAATCGAAATAAACAGTTTGTAAACACAGGTGGAACTCTTCCTCAACTTGTAACACGTACATCTGGAACTGGTAATCAAAGACTTGATGCAGCAATACAGAATGCCAGAGAAGTCACTCAACTACCTGGCGGAAGTTCCTATAGTCCTCTTGTAGAAAGTGCTGCTGGAGTAGCAACAAAGCAGCAGCAGTATTATGACAATCTAAGAGCAGCAATGCAAGATGCTGGAATGTCTGGTGCCAACGAGAGTATGAACCTCAGAGGTGAATCAATTCAATACTCTGGTGGTGGTAAAGTTCGTGGTGGATATGGTGGAGGAGATAGAATCCGTGCCATGTTGGAACCTGGCGAGTTTGTCATGTCTAAGGGAGCAGTGAAGAAGTATGGTTCAGATACTCTTGCAAAGATGAATGCTGCAGGTGGTGGAAATAATAAACCAAAAATCATTAGAGATACTGTTTATGCTCAAGGTGGTGGTCAGATGGGTGGTGGAAAAATTAAATACTTTAGCACAAATGATGGTCGGACTAATAAACCTCTTTATTCTGGAACAACATATAAGTTTTCCGATACACTTTGGCATCATGGTGCTTCTCCTGGTGTTGGAAAGAATGCCAAAAGAACTGATGGGTGGCCTAGGGATTATACAATTTTACACGGCACAAATTTATCTTCCTCTCCCAATGCCGATATTCCAGTCCCCTTAGACTCTGAGGTTATATTCAAAGGACCTGCGGGTGGATATGGCAATACTGTCATAGTAAAAAATACCACGGGCAGAATGCTATTCGCTCATTTGAGTAAATATGGCAATATTTCTCAAGGACAACAGATCAAAGCGGGTACTATTATAGGAACACAAGGTAAAACTGGTACTGCTGTTGACCATTTGCATTTAGATGCCGAACCTGCAGGTCATGAAGCTTTCATAAACTTTATTACTTCAGGTAAACCTACATTTGGAACAACTTCTGATAGTGTAAGTGGACAGTCTCAGAGCACTGATACTAATAATGAAGGCATGTCCACTAATATAGAACAAGAGCAACAAATAAATCCAATTCAGTACATGCAGGAAACTATGAAGTTGTACCAAGAAGTTTTTGGTGCAACTCCTAGTGACATACAGAAAGTTACACCGACTCTTGGTGTTCCAACTGGACAACCAGGAGCTCCTGGACCAAATCCAGGAGTGTCTAATGATATTCCTAGAATTGGAAGTATTGATCCAAACAATAAGAGTATGATTGGTATGAAAGCAATGCATAATATTGTCGGATAACCATGATAAAAGCACTCATCGGATCAGCAATTTCAAATAAGAAAAACGAAGGGCAAATTGTCAAGCAGGAAAAACCTGCTATGAAACCATTTATTACAGAGGTTGAGAGAGTAAAAACCGAAGCTGTATCAGATCCATCACAGTCTCTTTTACCACCAGCTCCTAGTGTCAGAGAGGAAAAGATAGGTGGACAAAAACCAAAAGGAGTAAAACCAAAAGCAAGGTTGATATCTAAAAAACTTGATTCTCTGAAGTCTCTATTCTCAAATAGATTGAAGTCAATTCGATCTACAGAGGAAAGAAAGAGGAAAGATACTGAAAAAGAAAAGAGAGGTAAGAGGGAAAACTTATTAGAGAAGATGAAGATTGGCGGCATAGCATCTGCTGTTGCACCAATCACAAGACCTTTCATGTCCTTCTGGGATCAGGTTTTGAATGCTGTTGGATCTATTATTCTTGCTATAATTGGTAAGTGGGCAATTGATAATCCTCAAGTATTTGTTGGAGCAATCAAGACTTTAGAGAGGGCATTAGATACAATTGCTAATGTTTTTGTAGTAACAGTAGACTTGTTTGCATCCATCATCGATGGTGTAGATAAAATAGAACAGGCATTTGGATCCTTTATCAAGGGAACCTTTGGAGAAGATGCCTTCAGTGCTCTTGAAAATATGGGTGGAACTCTCACCCAATTGTTTGATGCATCTCTTCTTCTTGGTGGTCTTCTATTGCAATATACCCTGTCAGAATTGATGGATTCTGATGATGGTGGTAAACCAGGTAAAGATAAACCAGGTAAAGATAAACCATCTGTAGTTGACGGAAAAGAACCTCCAAAGGCAAAGGTAAAACCAACTACAAAAGCAACAACAATACAGGACACCGCAATTGGTTCTCCTCAAAGAAAACTTGCTGCAAAGATTCAACGTCAACATGGACATACTGCTAGGAGAATATTTGAAAACAAGTATGATGATCTTATAAGTCAAGGTAAGTCTCCTTATCAAGCAAATAAGAGTGCCAAAGCGGCAGTTGAAAAGGCAATTAGAAAGGGACAGATAAAATCTCAACCACAAACTGGCAATCTTCTTGGTAGAAAACTAAAACAAAAAGTTCCTCTGAAGCAAAGAATTACAAGAGCTCCAAGACAAACAGCAGAATTCCTGAAACGAAACAGGATGCGAATAAAATGGGGTGGTCCACCCACCTCTCAAATGCCTGCTGTTACTAGAGGTGCTAGAGCAGTTAGTGAGTATGGAATGGGTGCTGCAAGAGCAGGTGCAAGAGCAACAGCACAAGTTGCAAAGACAGCACCTGCAAAGATAGCAGGCGGATTGCAACAAGTCTTCGGTAAAGGTGTTGATAGAGCAACTCAAAGGTTCTTTATTAAAGTTCTTGGAAAGGGTGGGGTTCAGGGATTGAAAAAGATGATGGGCAAAATACCCATCATCGGACCTCTTCTTGTTTTTGGATTGAACTGGGCATCTGGAGAATCTATTCTTAGATCTGGTGCTATGGCAGTTGGTTCTGGTCTGGGACAACTGTTAGGTACATGGGCTGGTGGTGCTATTGGTGCTATTGGTGGTCCAGCAGCACCTATTACTGTTCCTCTTGGAGGATTTATTGGCAGTATGTTAGGTGGAATGGGTGGAGAAATGCTTGGTGGATGGTTGTATGATTTGTTTATCAAAACAAATCCTGATGGTTCATCTTCTATGAATACTTCTGGAGAAGTTGGTAAAAACTTTAGATCTGGAGTAGCAAAATTATTCAATCAAGACTGGAAAAAGATTGGTAAAGGTTTTGTCGATTGGTTATTGAAAACCATGAGAGGAGTTGCTAATAGTGCTTGGGGCATTATTAGCAGCATGGTAGAATTCATGGGTGGAGTGAGTTTAATCAAGGCAATACTAAAAGTTTTTAATGACATGAGATATGTCATGAAAGTTGCTATTGAAAAGGTGAAAAAATTTGATTTGGTTGGAGCTGGATTGGCAATCAAATCTGGATTGGGAATTCTATCAAAACTTTTTATCAATCCTGGACCATGGGGATTTCTATGGGATAATGCTATAAAACCTTTCTTCAAAAACGTTAGTAATCTGTGGAATAGTAGAGATAAGTTCTGGGATTTCTTAACTAGAAGAGGAACTTTCCAAGAAGTTACGGGTGCAATTTCTGGTGGAGTTTCTGCAGCTGGGCAAGGACTTGCTGGAGCAGCTGGTTCAGTCTCTAGTAGATCACAAACATCTGCGGGAGGCAATCCTTTCATGAATTTGGCAACTCCTACAGGCACAGGAAGTCCTGGTGAACTGCTATCATCTAATGCAAAAACTACTTATTATGATCCATCTCTTGGCGGCATCAATGCCAGTGGATATAAAACAAAAGAAGGTCTTCCAGCAACTTCAACAGGAGAGGGTTATAGACCTAATGTTTTCTCGGCAGCTGCCTTCCCACCTTTATTGGCAAAATTGCCAAGATCAATGACAGTTCCAGCTGCTGGATTTCCTGGTGGAAGAACTCTGAAAAAACCAGTGAATGTTATTGTAACTAATTCCAAGGGCAAAAAAGCTGTCATTAGAGTTAATGATGTTGGACCTGGTGTTGCTGGACATGCATCAAATCATATGCTTGATTTTAGTGTTGCTGCTAAAAACTATCTTGGAACTGGAGGTGGATTCACTATTCATATGGCATCACCTGGATCTAGACCTGGACCGTTAACGGGTGATGTTCCATTCCAGTTACAAAATACTCCAACTCAAAATCAACGATCTGTAACTTCCATTCCTACACCCACATCTCAACCAATGCCTGAGATGACTCCTCCTCGTGCTCCAGTTCTACCATCACCAACTGCTGCACAAATTACTTCTTCACAAATATCATCTACTCCAGCAACTGCACAACTTGCACCTTCTACACCTTCTACTCCATCAGCTACTGCAACCTCTACTATTTCCCAGCAGGCACCTTATGATAAGAACGGAAAAGTAAATCCATTACTGCTACCTCTTCCTTCTGCTGGTGGACAAGGTGGTGCAATGATGCCTGGTGGTGGTGCTGTAGCTTCTCAGGGGTTATCTAATTCCTGGGTCTTGAATTACTACTACATACAACAGATAAGTGCCTTCCTCTATAAACAGGGATAATGTCAGCAAGAGATTCTAATTTTACTAGATTTGAAATACAAGCTTCGGAAGACAATGGCAAAACCGTTGATATCAGAGAAGGTATTGCAGCGTTTTCATACTACGAAAATATTCTTTCAAATTTTATTACAGCATCTGTTTCTGTATTTGAATCTGCTACAAGAGAGGGTTCTGATAGAAAAGGAACTACTGATGGACTGCTAAACTATCTTCCTATTCGTGGCGGCGAAGAAATTAGATTGGTTGCTGTAGATTCTGCTAAAAATAAGATTGATTTCTCTAAGAATGAGTTGTATGTGAACACTGTTAGTGTACCAACTTCAGATACTAAATCAACGATCGTTGATTTTGGATTAGTCAGTAAAGAATACTTTTCAAATGAAAAGACTAGAGTTGTAAAAAGATATGAGGGAAAAATCAGCGAGAGTGTAAAGAAAATACTAGATGAAATAATACAGACAAAACATTATAAGAGTAGCAACATTGAAGAGACATCAAACGCATATGTTTTTATAGGTAATGATAGAAAACCTTTCTTCACCTGTTCCTGGTTAGGAAACAAAGCAATCCCAACAAAAAATTATGGTAAGACAGCAGGATTTCTTTTCTATCAAACACAAGATGGATTTTGCTTCAAGTCTATTGATGGACTTCTAAGTGGCACTTCTAAAGGAACATACAGATACTCTGATACTGTAGATGGTAACAGTGGAGAAAAGAAGATACTTTCTTATGACATCAATAAAAATATTGATGTTCAAACTGATATGATGTTAGGTGTCTACCACAATAGAACGATATATTTCGATCCTTATAAGTTTACTATTGATGTAAAAACTTACGACATCAATCAACAGCAGAACTTAGACCACTCTGGTAAACCATCTGGATTCAATCAGGTAAATAGTCAGTTTACTGATACCCCAACCAGATTGATGTCTGCAATTCTTGATGTTGGAGCTTTGCCCATAGGAAAAGATGCTGAGTCACAACTTCAGTATTGGAATGCTGATAAGGCAAATACAAATGATAAGGTAGCTGAAAGAATGGTTCAGTCTATCATGAGATACAATCAGTTGTTTACGATCAAGGCATCGATTACAATTGAAGGAGACTTTTCTCTTAGAGCGGGAGATTGTATCGAATGTATTTTCCCCGCTAGAAAAAGTCTGGGTGAAAATAAAACTAAGGATGATAAAACTAGTGGAAAGTATACTATTGCTACACTTTGTCACTATATAACTCCAGAGAGATGCCTAACTAGATTAGGACTTGTGAGAGATTCATTTACAAAAGCGTAAAATGTCAGACAAAACTCTACAACAACACATTAATGATGATAAAGATAAGTTGGATGATCCAACTCTATCACCACAAATGCGTCGTCATGTAGAAGATGAACTAAATCATTTAGAAAAGTATCAAATCAATCATCCAGATACTGATCATGATCCAACAGGATTTGAGATGTATTGTGATGAAAACCCAGAAGCAGAAGAGTGTAGGATTTACGAAGACTAATGATTGAAGAATCTTTACTAAAGAAAAATTTTGTAGGTCGTGATGGTTTCTTTTGGTGGATTGGGCAGGTAGTTGACTCAAACACTTGGAAACGTAATTCACCAGAACTTCCTGTAGGTAGTCAATCAGACTTACCTGGATTCAAACGCAGAGTGAAAGTTCGTATCATGGGGTATCACACTGCTGATACCACGGCACTTTCTGATAATGATTTGCCATGGGCATATTGCATGATGCCTGTGACTGCTGGTGGATCTATGGGAGGAATGTCCCAGAGTGTGAATTTTTCTGGTGGAGAATTTGTATTTGGTTTCTTCCTGGATGGCGAAGATGCCCAGCAACCTATTATTATGGGTGTGCTTGATAAGTCAAGTCAACTAAACTTTGGTAAAGAAATACCCAGAATTGGTTTCACTCCTTTTCAGGGTTATACTAATGGATTAGTTGAGTCTACTCATAATATAAAAAAGGATGGAGCACCTGGAACAACAGATACTTCATCTCCACCTGTTTCAACTGGTGGAAATAGTGCAGCGGGTGGCGGTGGAACAAAGATAGCACCAACTCTTGCAACTGAAAGTGCCGTAGCAGAAAATCCTCAGAGGGATGTGAATGATCATGGCACTTATCAAGCGCATGAGAATATGAAAAATACAGGTGAAACAAAACCATCTCAAAAATGTGCTGATGATAATCCTGGAGAAGGAATCAACCTTGTTCTGAGAAGACTTCAAAAACAAGTTGCTTTCATTCAAAAACAGCAGGGTATATTTTTAGATCCTATCAATCTAAAGGTAAACAATATTCAAAATGAAATAGCAAGAGCAAAGGATGGTATTGCTGCATATGTGAAAGACATTATGGAGAGAGTCCGTGGTGTTATGACTAAAGAGGTTGCTGAAAGAGCAGCAAAACTTTCTATCAAACTTCCCATTGATAAGATGGGAGACTTCAAGGATACTCTCGACGATGCTTTAGAGGGTCTTGGATGTTTGTTTGAAAATATAATTGGTGGACTTGAAGATACCTTGAATGGTCTTCTTCAGGATATGATTGGCAAAGTTACAGGAGCACTTGATTGTATTATCAATGATGTTATTGGTAATATGCTCAGCACTGCTCTTGATGCAGTAAATGGAATTCTTGATTCTATTACTGGGGTTTTAGATAGTCTTCTTGGTGCAATTGGTGCTATCAAGTTGCCACTGATGATGGCAGCAGACTTCTTAGCAGCTCTCAAGGCATTGTTTACTTGTAAAGAAGAGACTGAATGCACAGAAATTTCTCAGTTCAATGCTCTATATGGTAATCAGTCAGAAAAACCAAGTGATTTTCTAGGTTTAGTTAGCAAAGCTTTAGGTGGTGGATCCTTTGTACCAGAACCAATAGGATCTTTACTTGAAGCGGGAAGTAATGTTGTTGGTTCCGTTCAAGGTGCCATTGATTCCGCTGCTAATGCTGTGGAAACGATAGCAGGAATACCAGGTCAAGCTTTAGATGCACTTCAATCTTGTAATCCATTTGCAGACACTTGTGAACCTCCTCTTGCTGTTATTTTTGGTGGTGGTATTGTTGAAACTAAAGTTAATACGATTGTCAATCAAGCAGGAAATATTATTGGTGTGGATCTAGATGGAAGTGATGCCTTGAATGCAATCTATAATAGTGTTCCATCAGTCAACTTCAACAGTAATTGTGGAACTGGAGGTGGAGCATCTGGAAGAGTAATACTAAATGATGATGGGTCAATTAATAAAGTTGTTATTGATGAACCAGGAACTGGATATCTTCCAGCACCTGATGGTTCTGTTGGTGCGAGTGGGCAAGTCTTTGCAGATTCTACTCAAACTATCGTTAGAACAGAGGATGGAGAACAGATTGCTATAAAACCAAATAAAAGTGTCACTGCACCTTCAGGATCAACTATTTTTATACCATCTGGTGGATCTGTTGTTCTTCCTGAAGGAACGGTTGATCAAAATGGCAATTCTGTTAGTGGTATTACTACTGGTAAGGGACTTACAGATGGAAATGGGTTTACAATAACAACAGAAACGAGTATCATTACTCCAAATCCAGTTAAAGGATCTAAGGTTGTATCTGGTATTGCTACTGGTGGTCGCAATACTATTTCTAATATATCTGATATTGAAAATATTCGTATTGGATCTCTAGTTGAAATAATCCCTGTTATTACATCTACAAGACCAACTGGAACTCCCATAGTTGGATCTACTCTTGCAACTGGTGGTAGCACTCCTGTAACTGCTGGTGGCGATCCTGTAACTGCTGGTGGCGATCCTGTAACTGCTGGTGGCACAGATGGTATTCCCTTAGTTTCGGGTGCAGTTGGAGGCACTCCTGTAACTGCTGGAGGTGATCCTGTAACTGTTGGTGGAGTCGGAGGAACTCCTATAACTGCTGGAGGTGATCCTGTAACTTCCAATGGAATTCCTTTAACTGCTGGTGGAATTGGAGGTACTCCTGTAACTGTTGGTGGAGTTGGTGGAAGTCCAGTAACTTCAAATGGTAATCCTGTAATTTCTAGCGGAACTATAACTGGCGGAACTGGTTCTATCGAAACCCCTTCATATAGTACAACCACCACTAGAATTTCAGATAGGAATCTAGGACCAGGTGGATTATCATTACCATTCAATACAACTATCGTAGATATAGTTGGTACTAGTATAATATTATCTGATAATGTTTTAGGAGATGCTACTGCCACAGTTGATCTTACCATCAATTTTGTGGTTTCTGATCCTCTAGATTATCCTGTAGTGATGGAGTTGGATGAGATAAATGTTGACAAAACAGGAATTTCATATAATAATGGAGATACAATTACTGTCACTGGTGACGGTAATACTCTCACACTTCAACCTGTTCTTTCCGTCAATGGATCTATACTTGATGTAAAAATTCCCGATGACCAAAGAGGACTTGGATTTACCAATGTCCCTACAGTCACTATAAATACTAAGACTGGTGCTGGTGCTAAACTTACACCATATCTCAGAATCAAGTATAGAGGAAGAGATAATATCCAACAAGTTCTGGATCAAGTTACTCAAGATCAAATCATTAGCGTTGTTGATTGTGTAGGTAAGATTAATGTCTAAGAATAATGACTTCACTAGTTGGAGTGAAAATAATTATGGTCAACTCAATTTTGGAATTCTAGATCCAGATAATGTAAGAGCGGCAGTATATCTTGGAAACAAACAAGATGCCCGCCACAGACTTTACATGGATATTGATGATCCAAGAAAAGGAGTTACTACTCTTGAGTCTCCTGGAGGAATCATCATCAAATGTGGTCAAGATAAAACGAGACCAGACATTACATTCAATATTCAAGTTGAGAATGGAAAACTTTGTTTGACTTGTCAGACAGGTGATGTTGAAATTCAAGGAAAGAATGTAACGATTGAGGCAAAAGGAGGAAATGGTAAAGATGGTGTCATTACCCTCAAATCTAATTCAAAAATTGAAATGAATTCTCCAGAAGTTATTATTAACGGTAAACAAAAGTGTGAATTGAATAGTGAAAATAAAATGGAAATCAAATCTAATGGATCAATGGGCGTATATGCCTCTCAAGGTGTATGTCAATCTGCGTCCTCTAGATATGGTAAAAGAGGAACATCTCAAGAAAAACCAATTGTGGAGTGATTTATGGCTTGGACATTTGATGACGGACAAACTCATAAACAACATGTGATTGGTGGAAGGACATCCACATCTGTTGGTAAAGCTGATGAGGAAAAAGTTTTAGGTAGCGCCTACATTGAAAATGGTCTTCATGTAGGAGCGCCTGATAAATTTGGTCTCATGGAAGGAACCGTGATGATCAATAAGAGTGAAGAACAGAAAGGTTCTTTTGCTCTTGAAGTCAAAGATGATGAACACATTCGTGACAATCTTTGGGTAGAGCAAGAAACCAAGACTAAAACTTTGGTTGCTGATAAAATCAATGCAAGACGAGCATTTATTTCTGCAATCAACAAAGGAAGTTGCAACTTTGTAATTGATCATGCAACCAAACCAGGATACAAACTTCGGTATACCTGCATCGAAGGTCCTACAAAGGACGTTTTTGTTCGTGGTAAGTTGTCTGGTAACAATACAATTAGATTACCAGATGAGTGGGATTGGTTGGTGCATAAAGACTCAATCACTGTGAGTCTTACTCCAATCGGAGCACCTCAAGTTTTATTTGTGAAAGGAATTCAAGGATTAGATGTCATTATTGATTCTCATTCTGCAATGCCGATCAATTGTTACTATACGATCTATGGGGAAAGGGCAGATACACCTAGAGAACCCAATGTTTTCCCTGAAGAAGATCTTCTCTCTGATAAATTTGTTGGACAATAGGAGGTAAATTATGCCACATGGAGGATGTCAAGGTCTATATCCTGAACAGGATGTAGGTTGCGGTGGAAGTAGATGGAAACAAGATGAAATTTTTGGTCGAGCAGATGATCTTGAAGCAGATTGCTGTAATGCAATTTCATATCACCTCACGAATGGATTATTAGAAGGTAATTCTGTTGTTGAAGGTAGTATTGATTGTGGTGGAACTGTAACAGCAACAGAGGTAATAGCGAGTGGAATCACTCTAACCTCAAGAAAACCATTTGACATTCCTCATCCAACTAAAGAAGGATGGAGGCTTCGTCATGTATGTTTAGAAGGTCCAGAATCTGGTGTTTACTATCGTGGAAGACTCACCGATTCCAATATTATAAATCTTCCAGATTATTGGAAAGGGTTAGTTGATCCAGAAACAATCACAGTCACTCTTACTCAGATAGGTTCATCTCAAGACTTGATTGTTGATTCTATTGATTGGGGATCTAAAGTAAAAATAAGATCTGGATCCGCATCTAAAATTGACTGCTTCTTTTTGGTTCATGCAGAGAGAGCGGACGGTGAAAAATTAATAGTTGAATATGAAGGACAATCATCGGATGATTATCCTGGCGATAATTCAATTTATAGCATTAACAAATGAGGCTTGACAGGGGGCCCCTGGCCCTGCTATAATACATAGGTAAACCGAGAGCACCCCATGTTCAAAGAGGAAGACTATCTGACCCGCTGCGTCGTTGATACCTCTGCCCGCCGCTTTATCATGTATAGTGAGCAGGGAAATGAAAAGATTGTTGACTGCGAGAAGATGGAAGAGTTTATGAGTGTGCTAGAATTCTGTCGTTCGGTCCTTGATGATGAGACTCTTGTATATGCAAGTCCGCTTGTAGCAACCGCAAACTAAAATTCACTTTTAGTTCCAAAAATCGGGCGAAAAAAACTCCGGTAAAAAAATACCCTATTACTTTTTATGAATAGGTATCCATCTAGTTTTTACGAAGAAATTCTCCGTTTTTATCAAATTCAATGGAAAGATACACCACAGAACAGTTTCAAGAAAATTTTGATGAACTCTTCGGAAGAGTTGAAAACGGAGAATCCTTCATTATCTCAGATAAAGAACATGGAGAATTTATGATTATACCCGCATCAGACTTTGAAGATCTCAATGATGTTATCAAAACAGGTCTTACAAATAATGATGAAGATGAATTAGTACGAATACATACCGACCACGAAGAAGGTAGCTAATTCATCGCGGGACTGTCGCCTATGGGTTAAGGCCCACTGCTTATAACGGTGTGAACTGAGTT